CTCCCTAAAAGGAAATATGAAATGACTAACTTTATCGCCGTCGCCGTCGAACCTCTCCGCGAAGCCGCTATGGATCGCGCCGCCCAAAAGGCTAAAGAGATTCTGCTGGATATCTCCTTCAAGTTGACTAACGCTAGCGGCGACCGCGATGCCTTCGCCCCTTTCCCTAGCTCGACTAACGAATCTTCGAAGTCGTGGAGCGAAAAGAAAGCCTATTACGACCTGGTTCGTCGCTGCACCAAATGCAACTGGCCGAGCGCTTCAAAAAGCTCGAAAGAACCTGATCTGGGTAAAATGGACTTTGACGTTTCTTTCGCTTTCGTCGAAGCTGCTCGTAAAGACGCCTCGTTTCAATATGATGCCTTTATCGCGAAATTGACCGAAAAGGCTGGTGAAGGCGTAGTCTCCGCTGAACTGATTGGGAACCACGTTTGGGGCTACTCGATTCTGAAAGTAACCAAAGATACCGGTCTGGTTGATCTTTGGAAAACCCAGATGATCATTAACGTGTCGAAGCTGGGGAACGTGTTTAACCAGTTCCCCACCCGCAAAGTAAAAAAGTAAAAATAAATTAGAAAAAGGGGCTTCGGCCCCTTTCTTTTTGATTCGAATTCCGTATAATCAATCTTACTGAAGCGGTACTTAAATCATGAAAGAGAGGAATTCGAAATGGCCCGTAAACCTAAAGCTGAAATCGTAAAAATCGAATATACTGTAGACGGTTTTGGTCGTTTCAAGGCTACTCTCCGCACCCAAAATAACTTTACCGATTCCTGCGGTAACTACAAAGAAATGCAATATGTGTTTGATTTCTTTGCCGCTGAAACTAAGGGCGAAGTAGAATCTTGGATTTTGGCCGGCAAAGGTTTCGTTATCGCCGAAAATTGTGAAGTTGTAAAATCGGAAGGATGGGCATAAAATGACTACTTTCAAACACGGTCAAGTTGTTAAGTTGAAAGATTCGGTTAATAATCACGTTTGCCCAGAAGGCCGAGACGATAACGAAACTGCTGTAGTGTTCACGACCTACGGTGATGCGAATAGTTCGGTGATGACCGTTGAAGATCTGCGCGGTTGTCGTTACTGGAATGAGGATGATTTGGAGTTGGTAGAATGACCGCTACCCTTACCAAAACTTCCGAAGTGATTAACGGCAAAACCTGTACCGTTTATACCATTCAGGTTTTTAATGAAGACGGTACGCTTCATGATGTAGAGCAGTCGCTGGACCTCGAACTCATTTTGAAACGTATCCTCGGTAAGTATTCCAAAATCACCGTCGTCGTGGAGTTGTCGAAATGAACGTAATCAAAGAAATTGAAAAGGCTATAACGGAAAGCGCCCAAAAATTGCGCGATGATGCCGGTTACGGCGGTCGAATGGACGATGGTGGAGCCTCCCACAAGTTGGAACTTCTGAAGTATTGGCTCGATGGTATCAATTACGCCCGGAACGGAACTACCGTTGTTTATAACACTTTGATTAAGAATCTTGAGCAAGAACAAGATCCTGAATACAAAGAATGGAAACGTCTTAACGAGAAATTTAAACCATGAATGGTAAAATTAATGATCTAACCGTAGCGTTCAACTTTCGTCATGTTTATGAACCGGCGCAAACATATCGCTGGAATCCAGAAACTGACGAAGTTGAATGGATTCGTCCTGAGAATGGATCTAGCGCCAGTACTCCCTATAGCCGGGAAGACGTAAACATATATTTGAATAATGGGGTTTGGATAATCGTATGAATAACAAAATTGATGCATCCGTAGCGTTCGCGTTTCGCCATGTCGATACTTCCGAACCAGTTTATACTTGGAATCCAGAAACTGACGAAGCGGAATGGACAACCAACGGACTACCTTCTTCAATTGATTATCCCCGGTCTAGCGTTAACAAGTACCTGAAAGAAGGCACTTGGGTAATCGTGAAATGAAGATGTAAAAAAGGAGCCTTTCGGCTCCTTTCTCATTTTACCACTAGAATTAACCAGCGATATTTTTAACAGCAAACTTACGGTAGTACTGGTTTTCGCCCTGACCCAAGCCCAGACCTGGTTTGTTAGCTCCACCAACTTCTTTAGCAGCAAACGGGTTAGCGATGATGCCGTAACGAGTTGCAAAACCAAGCGAAGGGTTGAAGGTGTCAGTATCTTGAGCGCGGTACATTTCCAGAGGAAGGTACGGAGCGTAGTAGATACCAGCATCCCAAGCGTTAGCGCCGCGATAGCCGATGGTGATATAATCAACAGTAGCATACGGGTCGATGAATACTTGGTAACGACCATTCAGAACACCGGCGTAAGTTTGACCAGTATCGTCAATATTCAGGCCAGAAGTAGCACCGCTATTGTAAACAAGAACGCCCGAAAGGTTCAGTGCAGAAGCGACGTTCGAAGAACAAACAACGCGGTTAGCACGGCCACGGCGGGTTGCTTTAGCAACGGCGTTAGCTTCGAGTTCAAGTTGGAACAGCAGGCCTTTGAAACGTTCTACCAACCAGCGACCATCAGAATCGGTCGAAAGGTCGAACACACCAGCTTTAGCGCCACCTTGTGCACCCAGTACAGCGGCGACGTTAACGGTACGCAGCATTTCGCGGTCCATTTCAGCAACGATTTCGCTAGACAGAATGTTAGCCAGTTCGGTTTCAGCGTCCAGACCATGTACGTTTTTCAGGTCGTACTGGAGTTCGCGAGAGAACGAAGCTTTCAGTTTACGGGTTTTCGCCGAGACGTCAACACGTTCAATACTGAAGGCCATTTCTTTCCAAGCTGGGTTGCCGGTAGAACCTAGCAATTCGCCTGCGCCTTTGGTCATAGCAGTACCGTAAGTGGTACCAACAGCCGGATCGCCTACAGCGTAGAAATCAGCTGGGAAACCGGAAGTATCGCCGCCCTGGGTGCCAGTACCGGTGAAAGCCGAATCAGCTTCGTTAAACTGAGCTTCAGTACCAGTTTGGTTAGTGTAACGAGCACGCATCGCGAAGATCGAACCGGTTGGAGCGCTCATTGGTTGTACGCCAACTAGGTCGAAAGCAACCAGTTGTGGCATAGCCCGACGAACCATTTTAATCAAGACCGGATCGAAGTTAGAAACTCCACCAGTTTGGTTAGTAGGTACAGCGCTTTCCGAAGTCATAGCCATGTGTTTCAGCTGGTTGTTCAGAACAGCTTCAGTTACATACTTGCGGTATTCGCTATTGATCTTTGGGAATTTTTCGTCGGCAATTAGTTTGTCGACTTCTTCTTTCAAAAGTTCACTCATTTTGTTACTCCGAATATTTCAAATTAAATTAGTTTCTTTAGGACTATTTATAGTAAGTTGTTTTTGAACTGAACTCTTACGAGTTCAGCTTATTACCAATAGCTTTGTAGTATGCATCTTCTCTTGAAAGATTAACTTCAGACAAGGCTTTTGCGGCTGCCTTATCTTGTTTTTCTTTTTCGAGTTTAGCAGCTTCGTCAATTACTTCGCCACCAACTGGAAAATAAGATTCAGCCAAAGATTTCAAAGCGGCTGCGTATTGTGCTTCGTCTTTGAATTCAACTTTAGAGAAAGGAGTTTCCAACTTTTCTTTTTGAGCTTCACTCAGAGCGGCAACAACACCTACAACAACTTGAGATTTTTTGTATTCAATGTTTTCTTTCTGGAGTTCAATGTTAGCGTCCAGAAGTCCTTTTGCCTTTTCGTCAAGCTCGTCAACTTTAGTTTGTAGAACAACTAGTTGATCTTGGCCTTCTGGAAGAGTCAGACGGTGATCGGCAGCCAGACCAGTTAGACCGGTAAGGAAGGATTCAGCGAGCGAAACTTTACCAGCAGCTTCCAGAGCCACGGTGTTCTCTTTAAGCCATTCAGCGGCAGCAGCGGTCAGGTACTTGTCAACCGACGGCATAACTTCTTCGGCGATGTAAGCATCAGAAGCTTCTTCGAGTTCTTGAAGTTTAGTTTCAACTTTGGCGTTGAACTCTTCTTGAAGTTTCAATTCAATGGCAGCGGTAGCTTCGGTGACTTTGCTTTCAACAACAGACGCAAAAATCACTTCAGCCTTTTCTTTGAATTCAACCGAAAGTTCGGCGCCTTCAAAGAGAGATTGTAGATCGGACATGGATAATTCCTCTTGTAATAATCTTAATCAGTTAGATAAAGTTATTTATACCGTTTGAATTTCAAACGTTTTTAGATACCGATTTCATCCACTTCTCAAACTGAGTCATGAACATATCTTCGTTAACTTGTTCGCCGCTTTCGTTGATTGGAACCCAAACTCCATTGCTCTGCGCCCAGGTAGACTCGCGAAGTTGGTTAACGTAACAATCAGGCCCAGAAGGTAAATCAACACAGTCTACAGCGGTCATGAAAAAATCTTTCTGGACATACTTGATGCCCCGAGATTCTTTTACAGTTCCGAGTCCACGAGTAGACACGCCCATATTGAAACCGCTTTCCATCAAACCTTTAACGATCTGACCTTGAGGGGTGTTCATTACGAGAGCTTTACCGTAAACGTCTCGACCATTCGGCATCCACTTCATTTCTTTAATAAGAATCGAAGCCATGGCTGGGTCAGCAAAAGGGCGGTCCGGGTGATTGAGCTCACCTAGGGCACGGCGCTTAGACACAAACTCGCTAATATAACGATCAACCGCGTTATTCATCACGGCCTTCTCGTACATACGCCCATTGCCGTTGATAACTTCCGACTGAGCAAAAATACCTTCGATGTAAAATTGTTTGCCCGAACCAGTATCTTCGGTAAGCATTTCAACTTCGTGGCTTGTTTCAATAAGTAACTTGGTCATTTTATTATTCTCTTTATAGACCCAATGACTTACGACGTTTCAAGGCACGCAAGCGCTTACGGGTAGTACGACGTTTCAAGGCGGTTCCGCCTGCCCGCTTAGTGCGGATAGACTTACGGATAGCCCTGCGTTTGCCGGCCTTCTCTCCACCGCTCATAGGGACGCAACTGGTCCCCGTGGCGTTGAGTTTGAAACCGGGGCGACACTTAACACGTTTCCGTTTCTGGCCCCTTGAATTGACCTTCGTGATGATCAATTCACTAAGAATCTCACTCATGATTAGTCTTCCTTTTCAGCCGCTTCTTTGGCAGCCTTGGCTTCTTTTTCTTCGTCGGACAGATTGTCGTCTTCTTCTTTCTCTTCCTTTTCTTCAGCAATACGCTTCATGTTGAACTTTTCAGCAACTTGAACGTTTACTTCTTCGGTCAGAGAACGGGCGCGTTCCGACAGTTCGTCTTTGATAGTTTGATAAGCTTCAAGAACGTTATCCGCTTTAAGCTGATCCAAAAACTGTTTAATTTTCGACATTACCTTAGTACCTCATTATTTTATTGAATAGACTATTCTGCGTCTGGATCGACATAACCGGGTTGTCCGGCTGCTAGGGCATTACTAATTACGTTTGGGTCATACATCGACTGAGTTGAAATTTGATTCCCTTCGCTATCTACGGCTTGTTGGTACTGTGGATTAGTACCTTCTTCCGCAATCTGTTTATCCATTTCTTCCATATCTTCGTCAGTCTGGTGTAGAATTTCTTTACGCAGATATTCGTTACTATAGTATTTACCTACATACGGAAGCATTTCACCAACCAACTCCAAACGGTCGCGAGACATTTCGAAGAACTTGCGTTCCTCTAGATACATGTCCTGCGCGTAGATGAACTTCATTTGATCTTCTAATTCGGTGTACTCTTGAATGGTTAAGATACCAGTCAAAATCAAATCAGTCCGTAGGATGTCACGGAACATGATATTGAAACGCTTACGGATCTTAGAAACGAATTTCGAGAACTTCAGTTCGTCACGGTTGATTTCCGTAGCACGTCCACCGAGGCTCGCAATCGCATCGCTTTCCAAACGCGAAATTGGCACGTTCAGGGCTTTGTAAAGGCGGGTCAAGAAATACTTAACATCTTCGATATCGCCGAGGTTCTGGCCGCCGCTAAGCGTTGTTACCTCAGTACCCTTACCCGCGCTATTCCGAGGCATCCAGAAGTCCTCCTGCATCGTCTGCAGGTGTCTCTGGTCCTTAAACGTACCGGTAGCAGGGTCGTACGACATCTTGTTACGGTACGAGTTCTTCAGGTTCTGTAGGTATTGTTCGGCCTTACCTTTAGGCAAGTTCCCCACGTCCACGTAGAACACCCGGCGTTCTGGAGCACGCGCAATCCGGTAAATTACCAGGGCGTTTTCCATCATGTTCAATTGGTTCGCAGGCTTCACCGCCTTATGCAACCAACTTACCGCCCAACCAGTCTTAGAATCGGTAATCCCCGAAGTCACGTAGGTCAGAGCTTCTTTGTTAAGCTTCAAGACTTCTTTGTACTTCGCACTTCCTGGCCGAGTGTTGTTGCCGTTGTTACTAGCAACTTCGTGAGCCAAGTTCGTTTCGTCATAAACGAAAAATTCTTCAATCCCGTTAATCGTCTGATTTTCTGGGTCGTACATTACGTTACGAATTTTAGTGACGTTCCGGCTGTCGAGTTCGACAACGTTGATGATTCCCTTTTTTGGAGAATTCATGTCGATAACTTTTTGATAGGCCAGACGCCCATCAACATAAAAATTCTTGGTGCGATTGTGAATTGTATCTCGCAGCCGTAATACTTTAGTTAGGTGATCCCAACGCTCATAAATCTTTTCTTTGGTTTTCTCACCGATACTTTCGATATCAGTCAGGTCCAGTTTAACCGGGTCTTCATCTTCGGCAAACGAAACCATTTCATTCACAATATCTTCAATGGCAAAACTTACGTCATTAAAGTTTGCGATTTCACGATAGGTATCGATCATTGCGCCTTGGTTGTTGGTGTTCCAGTCAAAATTCAAGATGTATGAATTCACGGAGTCCTGAATTTCAAGAGCACCGTCAGTATAATCAGTGGCAATTTGATTGCCCATGATATCTTTATCTTCGACAGACAATTTCTTCTTGTCCATCCAATCGCCAAACATTTCATTAATCCATGACATGTAATTTAGTCTCTTAATAACTCGTAATCAAAGTTATTTAGGGAACAATTGAACGGCCCTAAAAAGAGCCGTTCATATGTCACTATTAAGTAGAAGAACCGTTACTCATATCAGAATAAACAAACGTCACTTCGAAAAGTTCAATTTGGTCGTTCGAATCCTGAGCGAGTTCGATAGGCGCTACAACGCTAGGCCAGGCCAGTTTCATGGTGTACGACTTAACGCGACGGTCTTGGTTATCTAGTTGATATACGCTTACGTTAGCCATATAGTCATCTGGAACTACCAAACCGGTGTTAGAGTTGTAACCGTTAATAGCGTTATGCCATAGTTCGAACGCGTTACGCAGATCAAAGTCCAGGTCGTTAACGAAAGATACGGTCCATTCGTCAAATACACGGTCGCCCGCTAGTTTCAGAGTACGTCCACGGAATGGATGTTCAATTACACCGAGGTTGGAACCGGGAAGCTGGGTAGAGCTGCACAAAAAAGGAGTTTTACGGATTGTGTCTGAAGTCGCTGCAAACGAAGGAAACTCAATAAGAGTCTCGAAACGGTTAGAGCGGGCGCCCCCTCCTTTGAGGGCGCTTTTGAACTCGGAAATTGAAGCCATTTGATTACGCTCCTTCTACTTCGGTGAAGTCTACACTGGTGCCGACAGCCACGAAGTTCAAGTTAATGATGTTGATCGATTTAGCAGGCTTAACGAAAAGGTCACCAATGAATTGGTTATCGTCGATAATGTCGCCAGTGTTATTGGTTTCATCACATACGACCAAGAAGTCATAAATCCCACGACCGCCTTTAACGGTACTTAGATATTTATCACAAGCATTCTTAAACAGAGTACGGGTGATGTAATCGTTAAGCTCGAACAGTTGGTACTTAGCAAAGTTCGCGATGTTTTTCTTCATTACGATGAACAGAGTACGAACGTTGATACGGTTGAAAGCGGATGGAGAACTTAGAGCAGTCTTGTCACCAAACAGAATAGTACCTTCGCCTTTCGGAGAGATAATGCTATTGATCTGAGCTGGGTAAAGAATATCGCGTTGTGGTTCGTTAGAGTTCCAAGCCAAACGGATAACGTTCTTCAGTTGACCACGGCTGTAACCGGCTGGAGAGAACCAAGGGCTAGATTCAACGAACAAACGAGCGTGTAGGCCCGAAGCGTCACTATCACATGGGATCCAGATATTCTGATCGTTATACTTGTCATAAACCATTTTCCAGTTGTCAACTTGGAAGTTGTAGCTGGTGGCCTTGTTCAAAGTAGTGCCGAAGTATTCGGTCAGGTTATCAACTTGTTCGCGGGTGTTGTAAACGTCGTCCAGCTCAGGAGCGGTAAACGCAACAGCATCGCCACGGCTTTCCAGTAAATCGATAGCTTCAATTTTCGCAGCAATCGGGAAGAACGAAGTGTACATGCGCGCAATATCAACAACTTCGCGGCTAGCAAACAGTTCAACAGCACTCGAATAGTCAGCGGTAGTCGAAAGGTTATCGTCTACACCACCAATCAAGGAAACTTCGTAGTGATTGGAAGTAACGTCGAAGATGATTTCATCAATGTCGCCGATGTTAACCCAGCTCGATTGGTTCTTGATAACTTCTTTAATGTAAGCAGTAGTACCGTCAGTACGTTTAGCGCCTGGAGTTTTGCTCAGCAAATGGTAAGTTTCAATTACAGTACCAGCAACACCGGTAATCAAACCGTCTTCGTCGATAACTGCAAGGTTGAAAGTGTCACCAGTTGGCTTGTAGCTAAACTTGTTAGCGTAGGCCCAAGTAGCATAACCAGCAACGCCAGAAGCGGAAATCTTCAGGCTGTTACCCAGTTGGCCCGGATAGCGACCGATGAAAGCAATACCGTCCAAGTTCAGGAATTCGGCTTCTTCTTTGTTTTTCACAAGCAGAGCGATTTCGCCGGTTGGTACAGAGTTTTTAGCAGCAGGCCCAATAGCACGTACGATAAACTGTGGAACGCTATACAGCAGGGCGTTAGCAGCGGCGTGGAAAGATTGAGTCGTGGTTTGATCTGGTTGACCGAAAACGGCAACTAGTTCTTTTTCGTTGGTAGTAATCTCAACGATTTCCTCGGCTGGACCCCAGCGGCTGACCATGACGTAACCGGTTGCATTGGTGGTAACGTTTTGCACGGTGAAAGTTAGGTCTTTCTCCCGAGTATTCACACCTGGTGAAGAAATTGGCATGTTATTTACCTCTATGTAATGAATATAATTTCGTTTACAGTATTTAGTTTTTTATTAGTTTGAATAGTTATCGATAGCGGAAGGGTTAAATACCTCACCAAAACCATCATCGATGAATCCAAACGGAAGAATATCGTCCATATACTTGTCATACATGGATTCCTGCATGTTCTTTTTAACGTCTATGTCTGTTAGATCGATGAAGTATTGTTGTACCGTCGCCCAAGCAAACAGAACGCAACACATAACCAAGTCGTCGTGCGAGCCGGGGGCAGCTTCATAACTCTTACCTTTCGGGATAAAGTTACCAAACTCTTCGATCATGTCTGAATCTTTCAGACAGACTTTGTTTGTTTCAATCATCGTTTTGATAGTGGAACAACCGATAGACTTAACTTGAACGGTAGTGCGTACACCCATTCGTGCTTCAGAGTTAAATCCAATTCGTTGAACTTGCTTATCGGAGTAGCACATGAACATATTTTCATATTCAAAGTCGTGATACAGGATCGATGCAACTTGTTCGCCGATGTCGTTAATCTCAACCAAAACGTAAGCTGAGTTGTACTTGTCGAGAACCGATTTAATAATTTGTGGATAGATCGTAGGAGCCACTTGATTATTTTTATAGGTCGCGACAACTTGATATGGAACAGAAGTAATGTCAAACACAACAAAGGCCGAGTTATCTCCACCGACGCCGCGTGAAGTATCCACGGTGGCAAAGTAGATGTGACCTTTGATCGGTTCTTCGAAAATCTTCAAATCGCCGTACATAGTAGGTTTAAAAACCGGTAGCAGTTCTAGAACGTGACCGGCCAGAAGGCTGTTTTGCGAACCGCGAAATTTCAATCCGTGTTCTTGGTCAAATTGTTCTTGAGAAGTCTGCGATACTTGTTCCGCCGCCCACTCTTTAGTTCTCCAAGGCACCATGTGCCAAGGCACTTCCATGCGTTTAAATTGGTTGATCTCTTCCTTAGACTCAATCCAAAGTTTGTAAAACAATCCCCGCGCACCGTTCGGTGTTGAGGAAATAATGACTCGCGACTCTGTACCCGAGGAAATTACCGGGTAAGTCGATTCGTAGAATTCCATGTCATTCGGCAAGAACGCGGCTTCGTCGATATACAGAAGGGCAATGGAACGGCCCCGGATCGAAGAAGAGGACGACGCAGCACAGAAGACTTCCGACTGGTTAGTCAGTTTCATCGAGCCTTTGTTGTACGTCTTCACCGGTTGTTGGAGGAACTTCGGAAGCATTTCATAAGACATCTGGATACGAGAAAGAATCTCCCGCGCCTGAGCTGCCTTGTTCGCCAAGAGCGCAGCGGTCTTGGTTGGAGTAAAGAGAATGAACCAAGTAATAAACGCAGCGGTTGTCTGGGTTTTCCCGGTCTGACGGCCTTGCATACTTAGAACAAACCGATTCCCTTGATACAGATCAATAAGTTCTTCTTGATACTTGTAGAGTTTGAACGAGATTACACCAACGTCAATCGAAATGATCTTGATGTACTTCTTGGTGAAATACTTACAATTCTTCATGCACTTGACGTATTCGAGCTTTTGAATCGTCGAATACTCGAACTCAGCCCCAGCTCGTAAGAGGTTAGGGTTGTTCTGGTAGCAATGCTCTTTCGAGATTTCGAAGTCTTCAACATACACCTTATCGGTGTTCTTCTTGAGGTACTTCTTGATGAGATCCTTGTTCTCAACAATGAATCCCTCAACGTCGAAAGGGTAGTTCTTAGACTTCGCTCTAGCGGCCATTTTAGTTACTCATCATCCAATGAATCCAACATATTCGCAACACCGGCATCTGGATCAACCGGTTCGGTAATATAAGTTTGGTTGTTATTCTGTACGTTAATGGTATCGGCCTTGATGATCTTGGCGCCCTTCGGATTCAACGCCTTCTGAAGTTCGATCAAACTTTTGGCCATCTGATTTACGTTATTCATAATGTTCGAAGCGGTTTCGTAAGCCCGTGGGTTCTCCGACTCTTTAGCGACCATGAGAGCCCCGTCAAGCATCGCAGTGCCCCGTTCGATCAACCCGTATAGAATCTTACGGCTGTACTTGTAGTCCTCTAGAGCGTCCTCGTTGACGCTCGCTTCGATGACTTTCGATTCAACGTCTTTGTACTCAACGACTTCGAACGTCTCGCGAGCGCTTTCGTCTCGAAGCCCGTCAAGTTGTTCGTCTAGCGTTAACCCACCGCCTTCCCTAACACCTAAAATCTCATTTAGTCTGTCGTCCATCTTGCTCATGGCAGATCCGCCTCAGTGAATACTTGATTTTCCAAGAACTTCCTGGAATCCAAGTCGAAATAATTAACAGTAACCTTCTTGATGATTTTTGCATCAGAAGTTGGAAGGTACAAGTAACCCTCTAACTCAAACTCCAACGAACCTTCGATAACTTCTTCATCTTCGAAAGACCCTTCAAACAAATCACCGAAGCCGCTGTTATTCAGCAACTTGATAGGGATCGCCGAACTCATGGCTAGGTCTGGGTTATCGATAACGTTGACCACAATTGACGGGTTAAAGTAAACGAGGATTTGTTCCAGGATCTGGAGGATATCGACCAAGTTCTTCGTTTTAACGTCTAAGCGGAATTGAAAGTTATATGGGACGCGCTCGCGTTGCGTCGCTAATCCACCGGGTTGATCGCGTGGGCCACTTTTGATCATCGTGTTCATACGATTCATCATACGCGAGTTATCTTTTTGCATACCGGTCATCGTAAAGCTCATGCGCGGCAGCTGATTCTTAATCCGAACCTTATTCGGATCTGGATTCTGATCATTCCGAACGTCGTAACGTTTCTTCACGGCATACGCAATCGGCACCCGGATAAACTTATCAGGTTTGTTCGGCGTAGTTCGCTTAATCTTGATTTCATCAAATACAGATCCAAACACACCAACGTACATCTGGATCGTATCGTGGAAAAAGTGGTCTTGTAAGATCGCCATTAGCTAACTCCAAATGGGTTACGCGGATCGAAAACAGTCTGACTATCGGTACGCTCTTCGATCTCAACGTTATCCCCGAACGCTTCAACTTCCGTCTCGGGATCAGCAACCATAAGCGACTTAACAAAGTCATCCACGTCAGTGTTACCAGTAACGAATTCTTCTTGAGACAGTTCAAACGTTTCGGTCTTCAATTCGAAGACGAACTGGCGACCTTGCTCGAAGAATGGGCTCTCATGGTTCACAAACTTAATCTCTAGGATCGCGTTGGTGATCGGCATGAAAAGAATGTCGCCTTCCTTCGGGCGGATCTCACCGGGGAACTCTTGCTTAAAGCGAGTTTTGTTAAGGATAAAGGTCGCAGTGTCCTTGACCTGGAGGCCAAATTTAGACATCAATTCGCCGTCGCCACCGAAGCCATTAACGTCCGAGCAATACATTTCAACGACCGTGCACGACTCGAACGACGAAGTTGGATCTTCACCGAACAAGAAGTTATAGTTGTTATGCGTACGCGGAAGGTAAAACATATCTACGCCCTTCATTTGTATCGCTTCAATAATGAGAGAATCGGTTAGATCCTGCTCATTTTCAGCATAATAATTATTCGCGTAGTTATTGACAGTCATGATGAAAAGCCTATAAAATTTAAGTTCTATAGGCTATTTAGAGATTTATAGTTGTAGTGTTATTGTGCGTCTTTGCCAAAGAGTCCTAGGAACGTGCCCTTGAGCTTTTCCCAACTACCCTTAACCGAGCGTTCGATAAACCATACAAAGCGGATAGACAGCCCCTTGAAGCCCATTGGACCCTCTTTATCGGTCCCTGAGATATCTTGTTGGATGAACCTTCCGGCAAACCCGAAGATCGACAGGACCGACATGATCCCTACAAGGTAAACCACATCAATCTGCGTAAGGGCACCGATGGCCGTGAAGCCAACCGCGCTCAAAGAGATTAGAATGTTCGCCAGAAGCGTCAAGGCCGAATACGACTTCAACACCGCTGCAGGTTTTTGGACGATGATACTATCTATTTTATTATTATTGTTGTCGGTAGCCATTTTACTTTATCTCAGCATATAGATTCAGTTTCCCGGTGCACGCATTCATTTCGATGCCCCGGCGTGTTACAAGTCCATTAAGTTTGATGCCTTTAGCGTAGACCCAGCTCGTCAATTGCTTACACGCGCCAAAATAATCGCCTTTGTTCAAGAGTTTCAGCATGGTGGACGTTCTCCAATTACCCACCCCAACGTTATACACGAAGGACGTAAACGCCGCTTCTTGGTATTCCGTCAACGGTACGGCAACATAACGACGCATTTCTTTGTTGTGTTTGTTAAGGTCAGCGAGAAGCATCATGTTACATTCGTCGAGCGTGAACTTCATGCCCATTTTTAATTCTGGGCCTGTGTGTCCGTAGCACGCGGTAATGATACCAACGGCGTCTCTATAAGTTTCAAGTACCAACCCTTCGTTCGGCGCGATGAGTGTAGTGCCACTTAGCGCAACAGCGGCAGTAGCACCGGCGCCGATTAGGTAGTTGAAAAGTTTCCTCTTTACTATCGGAGTAAGTTTTGGCATTATTGTTACTCGTAATCGAAATATTTTCCATCACGAAGATGGTATTGTGAAAGTTCTTCTTTCCTTTTGATCCGTCGCGATCCGTCTATTGAATATACAGCTTTGCTGCCAACTTTAGCCTCGGAAAGTTTTCTTCGATTTTCTTCGGACGACATAGAGTTTCGTTCTCCAGTACCCTTTCCTGTACGAGCTTTTCGAAAATTTTCTTTATGTTCTTCGGTAAATTTCATTCCAGTTCTAGCAGCGCTAATCTTATCACCGAATCCTTCTGGCTTAGAAACTCCTTTTAAAGATTCGCTCATTTTTAATCTCGTTTCTTCTGAAATGACCTTCCCTGTAATTTTAACTCTAACAATTTCAATGTTAGCTTTCCCCTCATCTGTAGAATAATAATCCTTCATCATAAGAGAAACTTTGTTTTTATATTCATCGGTCGATCTAAAACTTTGTTTTTGTAAGTAATCTGGATCTTGCCACAAGGCTTTAAATTGTTCAGATTGATTCTTACTAGATTGAATTCTGGCGAATTCATATTTTCTAGAATTTACAATCCCTTTAAGAGACATACACCTAACGGCATACGAAAGTCCGACATTATCTGGATAAATTTTCATTAGCAAAATATGAGCGAACAGATGTTCACGAGCAGTAAGTTTGATTAGGTTAGAAACATCATCAGTTCCGCCCAAGCATCTAGGAAGTATATGATGAGTTTCATAATACCCGTGTATATCCTGATTCAACCTACTTTCAATCAGCTTGTTGTAAATCGTTTCGTAATTCATAAGAAACCCCAAATAATATTATAACTATTTAGGGTTTCTAGTTTCTTAATGGGCTAACCCATGAAAAAATTTATGGGTTCCTGGTAAACTGTATCTAACTCTTCTTCCAACGAAGCAATATCAGTTAGCGCTTCGTCGTAAATTTGTTGTCCGTTAACGGTAATCCCACCCAGCAACGCAATCTCTCCATGTTTCTTCATGTTGAGTCCCCATTGACGTTTAATCAACGCGGTGGCATATTCCTTTAGCCATTTGTCGTTCCAGACGTAAGGGTTTTCGTCCGGGTTGATAATCTTCATTACGTGTAGGCCAATGATACTTCCGGCCTTCATTTCTTTCGTGTTCTGAGCGATGGTCAACTTGTTCTTGTGACGGGTGTATTCGAACGTCGGATCAACGTTAATCAACGCGTTGATTTCGTTAATGTAACTAACGTTCAGATAGTACGAAAGGATATCCAAGGAGGCGAACGGGCTAAAGCTCCCCATCACCAACTGATAACGATAACCGAAATCGGGGTCATCGTTGTACGACTGGAACACGCCGTCCATACTAAGAATTTGGTCGATCACTAGGATATCGTCGGGAGTCGTGATATACCCTTTGATGATGTCCTCGGAAGTCAACCGATATCCAATCCACTCCTTTTCCGTCGCGTCGAAATGCTTCTCAGAGTAAACCTGAAGCGCTTCGTCGATCCGGTCTAAGACTTGGCTCGCTTCTACGTTGATGTTGATGACCGGCTTACCAAGTTTCCGTAAGCAATACTCACCAAAACTTTGACGGCTATTAGGTTTGGCCATTATACAATCACCCATTCCGAGCCGTCAGAAACGGTCACGGTAAACCCTTCGTCAACAATTGGGGCCACGCTCAAGGCGTTCTTCAAAGTTGGAACAACCGTATCGCGCATAACGTGTTGATCGAAAAACATCAGTGCACCAGCGCCCGCGCTACCGCCTGTACCATAAGAAAAAGGCGTACGGAGGTCTTTGGACGTAGTAATGCCGGTTGGTCCTGTAACGAACGCATAGAGCGGTACAAAGAAGTCCTCTGGTACATCACCGAGCGCATAAACTGCGATTTCCGATGGAACATCAACTACGTCGTTCGGAACTTTGTATACACCAACAACTAGGCTGGAGTCTGCTGGGAAAGTCAACGTCGCCCCGGTCAGATCCTCAACGGTAGAACCGTTACGAATTTGTCCCGGACCGAATTCAACAGTCAGCCCAACAGTTTCAGTATCCAGATAACGAAAATTGATTTCATTCCCGGCGATATCGAGGAAAGAGTTGTATTTTTCTAGCCAGTGTTCAAATGTATCTTCTAGCGACCATCTTTGTGCTTCATTCATTCCGTCTCTCCTATCAATTTCGCAATAAGCGCTTCAAGTTTAGCAACCTTCTCTTCTAAACTATCTACCCTATTAATTTCTTGAAGTCGCCTTTCTTTAGCCGCCTTGGCTTTCTGAAAGGCACCTTCGTCGTCATTTATAATAGCCTTGGTGTGAAGGTCTTTCCTTAGACCTTCGTGACCTTGAACTTTAGCCGTTTGCATCAATTTTACGTTCCTAGAGCAAGTCCGCGCATACGTTTGCAGCTTGGGATTGCCGAAGACGAAACCGAAGTCAGAACAATCTTGAACTGGTAGAAGCCAAAGTCAGGAATATCATCTTTGGAGAACTCGGCTTCTGAGTAACTATTTACGTCCGACGCGGTAACGGAAACGATGGTAGGCAGCGCGGTCCAAACTTTACCAACAACTTCGTTTTCGCTGTTACCGGTTTTGTAGAAAACGCTTACGTTCGAACCTTGTGGACGGTTGATATCGAGGAACAATTTCAACGCGTTCGCTGGGTTCTTAAGTCCCACTACCGAAGTAACGTAACGAGCGATAGCATTACCACCAGTCGCAGCGGTTTCGTTCAATACCGCAGGGCTATTGATACGGTTAGCGATCCCGATAACACCGGCGCGGTTAATATCAATTACAGGCGAGATATTATCAGCATAGGAAATCATCTTAGCGGTGATCGTCATATAGTCGCCAGCCACAACGGTCGAATCCGAAACCGAAGGAATCAACAGTGGGAACGGCAAATCACTGTTATTGTTCGGAGTAATGTTGTAAGCTGGAGTAGCAACAAACGGGGTTTCAGTCCCAGACAACGACTTACCAGTTACACCAGACATGGTCCAATCAACGTTAGTGTTCTCAATCAACAACTCTTGGAACGAAGGGTAGATGGTGTTCAGAACCATGTTGCGTTCAGAACTTACCGCCGCTCCGCCGAAAGTGCCGCTTGAAGTAGCATTCGAAGTAGTTTCGAAAGTGAAGTTATCAGCATCAATAACAGTCGTTACAACTTGTTGCTTATTCAACTGACTCAGTGCAATCCCAGGACCAACATCAACACCAGCGATAACCACTTTCGAACCAACAACCAGGTTATGGTTAGGAACGTGCGCGGTAATTACTTTAGTTCCACTAACCGAGGTCAGAGGGTTGCTAGCCAAGGTAATCGCTACAGTCTTGTTATTCACGAAGTTCGCGTTGAACACGGTATCGGTAGAGAACTTAGCGACATTGATATTAAACTTCATGTCCGAGTTCTGATCTTCCGACCAAGTAGTGTTATTCTGCGATTTAAACAGAACACCAACATACGGTTGTTTCGAGATATAAGTGTTGCTACCGATTACTTTGTTACCCATGGTTGCGATGTAAACGTTGTAGTTATTGCTGTTAGACATAATCACGTAGCAATATTCATTGCCGTTCGCCAGATAAACTGGAGAATTGAAAGTAAACTTAGTCCCAACGTTAGCTCCAGCCGAAATCGAAACCTGGGAAGGATTCAAAGTCACCTTACTGTAAGGAACAACATCTTGGCCAGGGTAGCCGTTAACCATGTTACGGATTTCCATCGTGATGCTCGAACTTGGATCTTTCGAAGCGAAGAACACTTCAATCGAGGTCAAGAACACGCCGCCGTCTTTTTCAACGAAGAACGATTGAGCCAATGGATCCCATGGAACGGTAGTCTGAGAAATCTTCTGCGTTGCCAGGATCGATTGGGTACGAGTAACCAAGGTTCCTTTCGCGCTATAATCAGCATCGCCGTAAGCCAACGAGGTTTCTTTAATGTTCAGCGCGTTATCAATCAGGGTGAATTGTTTAGTCCCGGTACGGAAACGCAGAGTAGCATTGTTCGGAATATTGAAAATCCCTTCCAGATTACCATCAACGTCAGTAATCATATCTGCACCGAACGCTTTGCCGGTTTGTTTGCAGTAGGCCGAAACGTTAACGTTATCGAAGAAAGCAAACATTTTGGTCGAAGGTTTCAGACCAACAGACTTAAACGCTACATCACGCGAGCGCATGTAAGGAATAACGCTGTTATCAACGACACGATCACCAACAACTTCAACCGAAGTGGAAGTGGAAGTAATCGTGTGGCTACCAACTACGTTGTGATCAGTGCTACCATTAAAGTTAACGCCGTCAGTCGAAGTAGTGTTACCATTACCAACGCGGTACAGGCTACTCGAAGCATTACTACCGGCCCAATACAACTGCCAGCTATTCCAAGTCTGTGCCAGATTGCCGTTGTTAAACACTTGATACGTTACTTGTGGAGCAGTGTAGACGGTATCGAACCAAGTATCGTTACTTGGCGACAGGATCATATCACCGTTCCAACGGTAAACCGCGTACGGGTTAACGTTTAGGAAGTTCGAGGCGTACGGCTGATTCAAGAAGTTAACTTCAGTGTACGGCAAAGTTACCAACGAACCGGTCAGAACGGCGCCCGAACCTACAGCTTTAAACTTCATGTCTACTTGGTCCGGGGAAAACTCAGGACGCAAGAACGCAAACTCAGGAGAAATCGAGCATTTATAATCAGCCGAAGTCCAGTTACCAACCGAGTGATCCACAAACGAATCGGTAATGAAACCGTTCTTGAAGCGATTCAGACCGGTAACGCTATCGGTGATCTGCATCGAAGAAGTTTCAGTTTCCAGAAGGCTCAGCGTCACGTAGTATTCCAGATTCGAAATACGATCTTCCAGCTTACCAATATCGCGCATAGTGTAACGACGGTTATTGATGGCTTCAACGGCGACATCTTTAATCGAATTGGTGTAGGCTGGGATGTTCACGCGATACAGAAGCATCGAGTTGTCTGGGGTCTTAGGTTCTTTTGGCTCATCGCCTGGAACACCTTTAACGGTTCCAAAGATGCCTTTCGAGTTAACGAAAACTTTATCAATACGCGGCATGTAGTATTTCAGGTCAGCGCGCAGCAACGTCGAGTTGAACGGCGCTTCTACCGAAGTGAACCCAGCACCGGTAAAGTTGTTATTGTTGTCGTCCGGCTTACGCGGACGGAAATCCAGCAAGTCAGAAGCTTTAACCTGAACTCCACCGATGGTTTCGAATGGAATGTCTTCGTATGGAATCGAGTACGAGTTAACCGAGAAGAAATCGCCGTTGGAGCCGTGCGCGAAGTATTCAGCAGAAATCGTTACGTTACCTGCAGGCATCACTTCGCCAACGTTCAGTTGGATGTACGAGATACCGTAGTAATCGGCGAAAACGTTACGTTTCAGCGAAAACTTCGAAGTAATATTCAGGCCCGAAGTCACGTCAATAACGCTTACCAACTTAGTTGCGTCGGCTTTGTTAAGCGAATATTGATTGCCGTTGACGATTTGTGCTGAAGTCCGGGTAAGAGTCAGCGGAGTCAACGTTTTACTTTTCGCGGTAGCAACTTGCTTAACAACTTCGAGCGTCACAGTTACAACCGCGCTAGCCGCTGCACCACCAAAGGCGATAGTCAGAGCTTTACCGGTTGGAGTTCCGCCCAGAGTCGAAATGGTCGCAATCTCACGAAGAGTCGAACCGAACGAAGCAAACGAGTTAGTCGCGCTAGGAGCAACAAACACTTCGTTAGTACCGGCAGTCAGGATGATGTTACCGCTAGTATCGGCGGTGGCCGTGATCTGACGAACGGTGGTCATCGAAGTATCGGAAATACCATCTACATTCAGCAGGGTTTGAACGTTAGTAATAGGAAGGCGGAAAACCAACCCGGCGTTCGAAGTCCCCAACAGAACCTTGTTAATCAAGCAGGTGAACGCTGGGGCACCGGCAATGTATGCGGTGGTAGCGTTAACGATAAACGAAGTATCAGCAACATCAACGGCGTTGCGCACACGAACCAAGTACAGCTTCATGGTGCCGTCTGACTTACGTTCAACCGAGATAACCATAGCGCTACCCAGAACCGTGCCCGAAGGAACTGCGCCTGGAGTTGCGGAAGTGCCCGAGTAGAAAGACACGATCTTACCGATTAGCGGCGTGGTGTTAGGAACGGCCAGAGTTTCAACGTAGGCGCCCATAACCAAAGTAGTTGCGCTGTTATCGACGGTGCCGACTTCACGAGCCTTATCGATTTCAAGGTACTTGGTAGCGATGTTGGTGATTTCGTAGCCGCGCACGTACGCTTTGCCGGGTTCAACCCCAACTACAAACTTAGCATCGTCGCCGCCTTCGATTACCGAGAACAGACCGCCGTTCGAACCATCATCAAGGTGTTCGCGAACGTCCAGACCAAACGACTCAACGGTATAATCACCGGATTCGTCATAAGTCCGACGCGCCAAAGTATCTTCCAGAACGCTGTAATCGGTGGTGGTTAGAAGAGTTTGGATAATACCGTTTTTAAACGCAGCGAGTTGAATGAAGTTTTCTTTATCGAAAGTCGAATCAAACGCGTGAGATTCCAGCTCAAGAGTTAACTTAAGGCGGTCAGCACCGATAGCATTCAGGTTTGTCGAGCCGCTAGCGTTGTCTAGCAACGTTTGGTCTTCAGTCCAGTCTACGGTAGCTTCTTTCAGGCGGAAGCCTACAACAACGCTAGGCGTGTCGCTGTAACGCGAAAGAATGATTGATTGAGCGTCGTTCTCAACGAAGAAACCGTTGATGTAGAAGATCCCGGCGTTGATGGTGAATACCGAACCAACCCCAGTCCCGTTACAAACGGCTTCGGCGAACAAAGTTCCTGTAGCAGTAGTCAGCTCAATTTCTTCGCTTAGGAGAAAACGAGAAACCAGACCATCTTCGCTACCGTTCAAATATTGAACGTAGAAAGTAATCGGGTCCGCGCCCATGTTAGGCTGATACTGCATGATCTGCGCGACTACACCGGAAGTCTTCCCGGTCAGAGTTACTTGGTTAGTCTCAAGAATCTCAGAAATGGCGTCGTACTGAACATCGCGAACAGTTACATATTCATAGTTGGTGTTGTAGTTCGATTCGCCAGGAATAACCATGGAGCCGTTCTGGAACACGTGATTCCCGAAACGCTTGATTTGCTCTTGAAGCAAAGTTTGGAGTTGATTGAACTCCCGCGCTTGGACGGCACGACCTGGGGTGAAAAGAACGCGATGATAGTTCTTCGAAGAATCGAAGTCATCGTGATAAGGTGCTTGGCTTAAATCTACGGCCATTATAATTCTTCCTAACGTATTAGATATAAAGCTTATTTAGCTGGCCTAGGTTTTCACAAAGGCCAGCGTCAATTTAGAACTGGATCAGCACGCGGATGTCTTCGGTTTGTTCGGTCGCACGCGTAATCTTTTCCCGGTTCGACATATACAGAATCTTACCAGAGCGATTAATAATGTCGTCTTTCGCGGCCACCGATTGGTTCAAAGGCACGCGAGTGTCGTTGATAACGGTAATGATGTTCGAGGTACTACCATTAGTCAGGTTATTCATCGCTTCACCGGCAATAAAGTCGCCGATCACGTTTTGAACCCAGATGATAGTTCCATCCACGTAAAGCACTTGACCGACCGCGCCCGAGGTTCCGCCCTGCAGCGAATTACCGGCTGCGTAGCCGCCGTTATTATTCAGCGATACCTTAGAGCCTAGGTTGTTCGACAACGGCGCTGAAATGATCCCAGTACGACGGAAAGAGGTTGTCGGAAACACGTCGCCTTCGGAACCGGTGATCGAAGTCTTAATCATCTTCGAAGTCCCGCCAAGTTCAGCCCGAGCATCGAAGCCGTGGCCGCCGATAGGACTTAGAATAGGGGTTGCAGCAGCGCCAATACCGTCACCCACGTTACCGAAAACAACGGTCGCGTAAGAATAACCAGAGCCCACGTTAACCACGACAATCTTAGCAATCGAACCATCGTCTTCGTTAACTTGAACGGTGGCCGTTGCCCCAGTACCATCCCCAACAATTGCTACGGTCGGAAGGCTAGTGAAGCTGTAGTTGGCTCCCGGCGAATCGAGTTCGATACGATGAATCGCACCATCAATCGCGGTATTCTGAACTTGCCACTGAGCCGAACCATCGTTGTACTTCAGGGTATAGATCGGCATCCAGTTAGTCGTCAGGAAGTTGATAGTATCAGTAGACCGCAGGGTATACATGTACTTCCAAATGTAACCGTCTGAAGTTTGGAACGCGTTAATTTGTTGGGAAGTAGGACGCTCCAGCGAAACAGCACCGTTGTTGTTCGACAGACATTTATAGACGTTGAATTCTTCCGTCAGCACGAAATAGTTGTAGTAGTATTTCGAAACGATATCTTTTTCGAGCATGTTGACGCGGTGGTCGTATTGGTCATAGACGGTATTGGTTTTCCAATCGATACGCTGACAAACGGACTGCATCGAGTTAGGATCAATCTTTTTGATCGCCAAAAGGTCGTTATAGACTTCGAACAACTCTTGGTCGGCACCGATTAGAGCAGGCGGCAAAACTTCATTATCCCACGGAGTTTCGCGGCCAATGTAGATGTAGTTTGGGGTTGCGATCATATCGGCCGCAAACGTGTCGGAGTTTTTGATTCTTAGATCGTTCGTGACGATAGCTGGCATCTTTCTTTACCTTGGAGAGTAATTACTATAGAATATGGTACTTTATAAAGGATATTTAGATGATTACTATCGTAGCCGGGTCGCGGTCAATTACTTGTCGTAAGACCGTCTATGATGCCTGTCAGGAATTCTGGCACGCTAACGACGTTACCGAAGTCGTCTGTGGGATGGCCGAAGGGGTTGACCTTCTAGGACGGGACTGGGCTGACGTTTCGAGTATTCCTGTAAAAGAATTTCCGGTCCTTCCTAGCGAACGTTGGGCCGGAGGACCGAACCAACGGAACCAGCGCATGGCTGATTATGCGAAGGTGAGCGGAAAAGGCGCTTTACTCCTTATCTGGGATGGGGTAAGCTCCGGTTCTGTAGATATGTTGAAGCGGGCTAAGAAAGCTGGCCTTTATATCATGATCGTTGACCTTAGTCAACCGAGGCTCTTCTAAAATGAAAGTATTTATTCTGTACGAGGTTCAGTGGGATACGCACGATGAACATCGCCGCGTGATTGACGTTTATCTCCACCGAGTCGAAGTAGACCGGGAACGCGAGCGGATGATGGACGAATATAGCTATACTGACGCTGATCACGGCCAAGATTACGAAATTGAAGAAAGGGATTTGAAATGAAACAGCGATTTCTAGATTGGTGGTGGTCCTGGAACTGTAGACACGACTATCGAGTTGTGTATCAAGACAATTGCGTTAGTGTTGAATGTTGTTCTAAGTGTCACGACGAAATTCGTTACGGGGGTTAAGGTGAACTCATATAAAGAAGAACTCGCGAAGGCTCAAGCCGAAGGATACGTTTTTACTCGTGTCTCATATTGTTCCGGTCGCGTCTGGGAAATCTGGACGGTTGACGAGTGGGGTAGCGAAGAGTTTATTGAAGGGGGTGAATCGTTGTCTGACGCCCTAACGAACTTCGTTAAGTACAAGGAGAAGCAATAATGCACACTCTATCTATCGGTTTGTTGATCGAAGGACGAATGAACTTGTTTGGTGAAGGAGCAACTTCATACAATACTAAGTTTAAAGGCGTTATAACCAAGTTTAGTACAGCTCGTAGCGGCGATGTATTTCTGGACGTTGATTTGATTTGGGTTGAAAACTCTAACGCTAAAAACAATTTCAAAACAACTTGTTGGGCTCAGGATGTCCGCCCAGTAACGTATAAAGGATTTATCGATGAACAATATTAAGGCTCCAGTCCTCTACATCCCGGACTTCGT